ATTACAGAGACTATGATTCCTATTGTTTCAAGAACCTTATACGTTATGGATCAACAAGGTATTATAGATTTACCGTTAAAAGTCGATGGTGTTGAAGTTAAAGTAACTCCAGTATCACCATTAGCCCAGGCCCAAAAGCTTCAAGAAGTGAATGATGTGATCCAGTATATGCAAATAGCAAACAGCATGGGTACACAAGGTCAATTAACTTTAAGTGTTCCAAGAATCCTACAATTTGTTGCTTCACAATTAGGCATAGATCAAGGATTGTTGGCAACACAAGAAGAACAACAACAAGCGATGGCGCAGTTGCAAGAAATGATGCAACAGCAACAGCAAGTAGCACCAACACAAGGAGGAGCATAAGCTAAGTAACTATGGCAGAGGAAGGATGGGAAGGATGGGAAAGTCTGATCCCTGGGCTAGTTGATAAACCCAAAGCAGACGATATAGATATCTTATACGGTAAAGTTTTTAAATCACCAGAAGGTCAAAAAGTTCTCAATCACCTTAGAAATATTACCATTGAAAGACCAACATGGTCGCCTGGCGAAGATCCCAGTTTGGGATATGCACGTTCAGGTGCAATGGAAATTGTAAGAATGATTGAAAAAAGAATAGAAAGGAGTAGCAATGTCTGAAGAACAAGTACAAGAGCAACAAGAAGAAAGATTAGTAAACCCACAGGAAGTAGATAACGATTCTCAAGAAGAAGCACCTATTCCTGTATATGACGAGGTAAAAGCTGATGACAACAATCAAAAACACAACCAAGAAGAAAATGAAAAAATCGAAAGACCCGATTACTACCCAGAAAAATTCTGGGGTGAAGAAGGTCCAGACGTTGAAAAGCTCGCCAAAAGCTACAACGAACTCGAAAAGCAATTCCGTTCAGGAAAGCACAAGGCTCCAGAAGGCAATTACAACATTGAAGCGTTGGTTGAGGATGGGTTAGATCCAGAAGATCCAAGCCTTGCTATTCTTAGCGCATGGGCTAAAGAGAATGGCATCAGTCAACAAGCCTTTGATAATCTAACCAGTCAAGTCTTTGCAGTTAATAAAGATATTGCAGAACAACAAGAACGTAATTTGCAATCTGAAATGCAAAAACTTGGACAGAACGGTAAAGAAAAAATAGCTATGGCAGAAAGATTATTAACTAAAGCACCTCTTACACCTAATGAAAGAGATACATTAGCTAATACTCTAAATAGCGCAGATGCTATCAATGCTTTCTTAAAATACCATCAATCCATTACCAATGAATCTATACCTGTCAAGCCTATGGTAGATACCCCACAAATATCTAAATTAGACTTAGAACAAGCCATTGCAGACCCTAGATGGAAAACAGATACAGCCTGGAGACAGAGAATAGAGAAACAATGGATGGAAGCAAATAGTTAAAAAGCTTGCATAAATTATTGTTTTAGTTTACAAATAGAGTGTTGGATAACCATTCGGCCCAACTACGTGGTGAAACCATTAGTCGGTAGGTCTATAACCTACAAGTAACCGCCCTCTATGGCTAACGGTGTGCGATAAGTTAATTATTTTTTTTAATTTTATTGGAGAGTACCAATGGCTCAAAATGTAAGCACAGCGTTTGTAACTCTGTTTGAATCAGAAGTTAAACAAGCGTACCAAGGTGAAGCATTATTGCGTGGCACAATGAGAACTCGCTCAAATGTACAAGGTAACACCGTCAAATTCCCAAAAATTGGCAAAGGTGTTGCAAGTGTACGTGTTCCACAAACTGATGTAACACCTCTAAACGTTACTTACTCACAAGTCTCTCTCTCATTGACAGACTATATTGCTGCAGAATACAGCGATATTTTCCATCAATCTCACATCAACTTTGATGAGAGGAGAGAACTCGTTGAGGTAGTATCAAAATCAATCGCTAGAAGAATGGATCAAATCTGCATAGACGCACTTGATGCAGCATCTAGCCCATCAACTGTTGCTACTTCTGTAGGTGGCGCAGGCACAAACATGAACATCGAAAAACTACGTGCTGCTGCTAAAGCACTAAATGAGAACAATGTTCCTTCTGAGGACAGATATCTTCTCATGCACGCTAGCCAACTAGATGCTCTATTAGGCGAAACCGAAATCACCAGCGCAGACTATGCTGCTGTGAAAGCTCTTGTACGTGGCGAAATCAATACGTTCATGGGCTTCAACATCCTAACCATGGGTGATCGTGATGAAGGTGGACTTCCAAAACCATCAACTCGTACTTGCTATGCATGGCATAAAGATTCTTTAGGTTATGCAGAATCAATGGCGCAAAAAACCGAAGTGAACTATGTTCCTGAGAAAACATCTTTCTTAGTAAGCTCAATGTTCTCTGCTGGCGCAATCGCTATTGACGATGAAGGCATTGTACAAATTAGCTGTACTGAATAAAGGAGGTAGATCATGGCATATTCATCAACTGGATGGTCAACTGTTTCTGCTTCTAAAGCAGGTAACAGCGTGGCTTTATACGCATATTCATCAGCAGATGCAATCGGAGATATAAATACTTCTGGGTATTTCAATACCCTATCTGACGTACTTAACGTTGGAGATATTATCTTCGTGAGATCATCAACTGGTGGAACTCAAGCAGTGAGTATCTGTTATGTAGCTTCAAATGCAAGTGGCGTTGTTGACGTCACTGACGGTTTGACAGTTACTTCTACAGACTCTGACTAAACCAACCGGGTATGGGGGCTTAACCGCCCCCTACCTACTTAGGATTTATTTATGGCAGCAGGCGATACAGACTTAAGCATTTGTTCAGACGCATTAATACTAATGGGGGCATCGCCCCTTTCCTCGTTTACAGAGGGAACAGATGCAGCACAAGCCTGTAGTCGTTTATATTACGATGTAAGAGATACTTTGATTGGCCGATATCCTTGGTCATGGAGTATGAAAAAAGTAGAATTAGGACAGTTAGTAACTGCTCCTATTAATGAATGGAGTAAATCCTATCAACTGCCAGGAGATATGTTGTCTGGAGTTATTGCAGTTTTTGCAAGTAATGGTAATACAGAAAGACCATTACATCATGGATGGGAAATATACGAAGATAAGTTATTCACAAACTTACCCACAATCTATATAGATTATCAATACACAGTTTCAGAAAGTAAAATGCCACCATACTTTGTGCATCTACTTAAACACGCTTTAGCTGCTGAATTATCAGTAGTGATTACAGATCAAATATCTAAAGCAGATTATTATAACAATGTAGCTTTTGGTACACCTGGAGAAAATCTTAGAGGTGGATTATTTAGACAAGCAATGAATACGGATAGTCGTGGCAAACCACCAGAAGTTATTGAGGATTATTCGCTTATAGATGTAAGAGGTTAAGATGGCTAAGATCGTTCAGTTTCAGACGAACTTCAGTGTTGGCGAACTTGATCCATTACTCAAAGCAAGAACCGATCTTGACCAATATCAAAACGCCTTAGAAACAGCAACTAATGTATATGTACAACCACAAGGCGGTGTAAAGCGCAGAGATGGTCTTAAGTTTATACATGACTTCGGTAGTAGTTTTACCAAGTTCAAGCTCATACCTTTTGAATTTAGTGTCAATGATAGTTATACCTTAGTTGTTGTAGCTGGTCGTATTTATGTATTTAAAGCAGGTGTATTACAAACCAACATTAATGCATCAGGCAATGATTATATAACAGCTACCGCCATAACAGCAGATATGATTAGTGAACTCAATTATACGCAAGCGATTGATACTATTATCCTTGCTCATGGTGATTTACATCCACACAGATTAGTACGTGATGCTGATACTGAATGGACATTTGAACCATTAGATTTATCTTTTATTCCACAATATCCATTCGCCGAGGATTATCACGATCCTACCTTTACTATTACACCTAGCGCAACAACGGGTAATATTACTATTACAGCATCAGGAGTAACGACAGATACGGGGAATGCGCAGGCAGGTAGTGCAGATACAATTACATTAAAAAGTGCAACTAGCTTTACATCTGATGACCAACCTAATGGCATGTGGATACATATTACATCAGGAACAGGCGCAGGACAAAAAAGGCATATACATGATTATGTTGCAGCAACTAAAGTTGCTTTAGTTTATCCAGCTTGGGATACAGCACCCGATGCAACCTCAAATTATTCTATTAATGCTTTTGAAACCAATGGTGAACAAAATTATATTAATGTTAAAAATGGATTTGGCAGAGCAAGAATTGTTGAATTTGTAAGTCATACTGAAGTTAAAGCTTATGTCCTCATACCATTTTTTGATACATCAGCCATTACTTCTGGTAATTGGGAATTTGAAAATGGTTATGAAGATACTTGGTCTAATACTAGAGGATGGCCTAAAGCTGTAACTTTCCATCAACAACGATTATATTTTGGTGGTACTAATAAAAGACCTAACACAATATGGGGTTCAAGGATTGCTGATTATTTTAACTTTGATCCTGGTACTGCATTAGATGATGAAGGTGTAGAAGCTACGATTAATACCAATCAGCTTAACGTTATTACTAATATTACCTCATCAGGTGATTTAAGAATCTTTACTACTGCATCTGAATTTGTAGTAGCACAATCATTTGGAGAGCCTATTACTCCATCTAACTTCCAGGTTAAAGCACAATCAAGATACGGTAGTAAGCCTGGTGTACCTATAGAAGATTTAAACGGTGCGACAGTATTTGTACAAAGACAAGGTAAATCACTTATTAGTTTCCAATATACAGATTCAACAAACAGTTATCAATCAACTACATTATCTGTATTAAGTTCACATCTTATTAAGACACCAACTGATCTGGCTATTAGACGAGCTACTAGCACAGACGAAACTGATAGATTATTTATTGTTAATGCAGATGATGGATCTATGACAGTCTATTCTATATTGGCTGTACAGAATGTTATTGCACCTAGCCAGTTTACAACTGATGGTACATTCCAGGCTGTAGCTGTAGAAATAGATGATGTTTATGTCATTGTTAAAAGAACCATTAATAGTGTTGTTAAATACTTCTTAGAGAAGTTTGATAATACAATTACATTAGATAGTGCATTAACCGGGGGTGCAGCAGCTAGTGTGAATGTAACGCATTTAGAAGCTAAAGAAATAGCAATCATTAGAGATGGTGCGATTGAGAACAGTCAGACTGTACCCGCATCACCTTTTACAGTTACCTTTGATACCGCAGCAACATCAAGTTATGAAGTCGGATTAGACTTTACAGTATCTATTGTAACGATGCCTACTGAACCAAGATTATCAACGGGCAGTGTGCAAGGTGTTAAAAAGCGTATAATACAAATAGATGCTTTGGTTTATGAAACACAAAGTATAAATATTAATGGTACAGAAATATCATTTAGAAACTTTGGTGAAGCAGTATTGGATCAACCAATAGAAGAATATACAGGCGTTAAAACTGTACATGGTTTATTAGGCTTTAGTGATACAGGTCAGATAACAATCACTCAGACTGTACCATTAAAGATGACATTATTAGGATTAGAATATCGAATGAGTGTAGGTAATTAATATGGCGCTTTCTACTTTATTTACTATAGGAACAACTGTACTTTCTTTATTTGGTGCAAAAAAACAATATGATGCAACACAACAGGCAGGTGAAGAAGCACAAAAACAATTAGATCAAGAATCAGCAAACACTTTACTACAAGGCAGAAGTGAAGCTATCTCTTACAGGCAAGAAGGTGCAGACATTATAAAGAACATGAGCAAGGTTATAGCGACTCAAAGGGCTTATGCATCTGGTGCAAATGTTGATGCACTATCAGGAAGCGCTATGACATTACAAGATGTAACTATGAAAGAAGGTGCATTTGATGCATATATTGCAATAGATAATGCATACTTGGCACAAGCAGGTGCAGGTGCGCAAGCAAAAAGATTCCAAGAAGCAGGCAGAGATGCAAGGAAAGCTTATAGAGAATCGGCAGCAATTAATTTAGGTTCTAATTTAATTAATACCTATAACAATTACCAAACATTAAAATTATACCAAACTAAAGTTAAAGGTGGGGCAACTGTATCCACTAAAACTACTAGCACAACAAAGGGACCATAATGGCCAGAATACCAAGATATCAAAGCACAGGGATACAACCTATAGCACCTAAACCAATTAGGGAAGTATCTACTGGTAGAAGCAGTTTAATTGTTGATAGCTTATCTCAAATGCAAAGATTTATTGATACGAATGTTCAACAAAAAAGAGCTGAGATAGAAAGATTTAGATATCAAGAACAACAGCTTATGCAACAACAGACAAGAGAAGCTTATCAAAAAAAATATGATGTTGCTCAAGAAAAAGGATTAAGAGATGTTGCTGATTTTGGCTCTGATACTATATTGCAACAAGTAGAAGATGCTGGTGGTATTGCAAATATTCAAAGCATATCTGAAAGGGCTGCTTACGAAGAAGCAAGTAGATTAGCAAGTCTAAGTATATTAACTGAAGGTCAATTAGAAATTGATAGGATTTACAATGAAGCATTAACAGATCCAAATGTAACTTACGAGCAAGCAAACTTTCAAGCGTTAGCTGCTATTGATGGATTTTCTGCATCATTATCAAATGTTCATGCAAGATATGCAGGCGAAACAAGAGTTAGATTAGAAAATTATGCTTCTGGTAAGGACTCTGAGTTATTAAGAGCTACTGCGCAAGAACAAAGAAGTGCCACTATATTTAATACTACATTAGGAATAGATAATTCTTTAACAGCAGTTGAAGCATCTGTAAGGCGTACAGGCATAGAACAAAGTTCAGAAATTATAGAGCAAACAAGAGATCAAATAAATGAAGCTTATGAAGCACGTCTAATTTCCGAAAGAGACAGAGATGCATATTTAAATGATATTACGAATAGAACAGCGGAAGGCAATGTATATAATCAAGTATCTAGTTTATTAAGTAATCCACAAATATCAGAAGAACAAGTTGAAGATTATTTAGAAGAAACAAGAGTACGTGGCAACATTGGTAATTTAACTACAGAACAAATAGATAGCTTTATTAATAGCCAGTTAAGCAGAACAAATATATATTACGAAAATATTAGAAGCGGAATAAGAAACAATGTTCGCAATGGTAACTATATTTCTTTTGATGATAATAAGCAGTTATTTTCATCACAAGAACAATTAACGATTGAATCAGAAAGATATTTTAATAGTAGATATAACGTTAATATAGATAACCTATCGAATAATAATATTTTAGAAGAACTTGCTGAATTGCGTAATCAAATAGAAATAACAGAAGATCCAAAAGAAAAATTATTATTGCAAGCTACAGAACAATTATACATTGATGAAGCAAATACTATTTTAAATGCAAGAGAATCAGATATTACTGATTATGCAATTATGTCAAATGAAATAACTAATAATGCATTTAGGGAATTTGCAGAAGGATTATCAAGTCCAGCAGCAAATAATAATAGATTAAGGGCTTTATATGATAATTATAAAAATAGCAAGAATGTTTATTTAGATAGAATAGAAGCACCAGAAGATCAGCGGGCTATGTTTCCCCAGGCCTTTACTAATGAAATAGTTACCAATTTAAATGGCCTTGAAAATGTAGACGAAAAAATTAATCTATTAGAAAGATATACTGGGTTTATGGATGAAGAAGAAAGATTCCAATTTATCCGGGAATTACAAATGCATGAAGATATGCCTTATGGTATTGTTGTTGCATATAACTTACCTGATAATTTACCAAACAGACAGCAAGCATTTAATGATTTAGCAATTTCATCTTCTATGGATTTAGAAGCTACTCTTGTAAATATACAGGGAAGATATGCAGGTGAAACTAGAAACACAGAAACAGAATTAACAAAAAGCATTATTCAGGCAACGCCTGATTATTTAAATGCATACAATTCTTTAGACGATCCTAACCTTTCTGATATTTATAATCGCAAAAGAGATGAAGCTGTAAGGCTTACAGCATATTATATGAACAAAGGCATGGCACGTAATCAAGCAATTAACCGATCAGTAGATATTGTATTTAATGAAGTCATTGTAGATGACCTTGCTAGGTATCCAGCAGATATTAATTTAAGCGAAGATGACATTATGAGTGTTTACGAAAACATACAAGATGTTGATAATTTAGCAAGATTAAATATTAATGTTACAAGTGCATATTTAGAATCTAATATAGATCAGCCTAGGGAAGAATATCTTGATGACATCTCAAGGAATGGAAGGTTTATCAATAATGATAGTGGCACAGGTGTTAAATTAGCATTAGAAAATGTTAATCTTCCAGGTGTATTCATTGAGGTAACAGACGAAAACTATCAACCTATTGAATTTACTTTTTCACAAATAAAAGAAATGTTTAGCAATCCAAATGCTATAGCTACTTATATGCGACCACAATCTGTTACGGAACTTATGTAACATGAATAGAGTTGATTCAGCAAGAAGGCCAAGAAACGTTTATTTAAATCAGTCAGGAGAAGGATACGTAAGTGTTTCTTCTGGTAGATATCTTCGTTCTAAGTGGGATACCTTACTTAACTGGGATATGTTTGCTGATAGCATTAATCAAATACAATTGGCATCAAGGCAATTGGGACCGTATCAAGAAGAATACAATGAAAGAATACAACCATTACGAGATGAGCTTAATGGGATTAGAGATCAATGGAAAGATATAGGTAGGCAGTCTAGGCAGTCAGGAATTATTGGGATGTTTGGATTTTTACCTGAACCAGATAGCGAACAAAGCCAACAACTAACACAAAGAACAAATGATATCCATAGGCAGATGGATGATATATATCGTCAATATTTAGAGCTTGCAGAACAAGAAGATATTGTTATGACTGCTGATGAACTTAATGCTGACTATGGAAATATTATGCAGTTTGAAGAAAGCATGAGCAGAGACCGAGCAGAATATATGGTCGATAGAAGGCGAGAGCAAATGCAAAGACAGTTCTATCAACAAAATGGTCCACAGAATGCTGCTGTTCGATTTGCTGGTGGCGCAGCAGGATTAATATCAGGAATGTTAGATCCATTAGAATTGGCTGCAGCATTTGTACCTGTAGTTGGTCCTGTACGGTATGCAAGAATGATAAAACGATTTGGTAAAGTGGGTGGTCGTGTTGCTTCAGGAAGTATTGAAGGTGCTGTCGGTGGTATTATCACAGAGCCATTAAACTTTCTTAGAAGTAGAAATCAACAAATAGATTATACATTTTATGACGCATTGCTTAATGTAGGAATGGGCGCAATGTTTGGCGCTGGCATTGGTTTTATTAGGGGAAAAATATCTAAAAGAACACCAGAACAGATATTAGAAGATGCTGGATATCCTAGGGAATTTTTAACACATGTAGATACTTATAGGACTAATTCAAATATAGCAATTAGACAAGGCATTACAAAAGGAGTTGTTAGATTGCCAGAAGAATCTACAGATATAAGGACACAGATTCCTTATTCATCATACGGTGGCAAAAAATATACTACTATTACTAATCTGCCCGAAGAAATAAAAGAAGAATTACAACCACGTTTTGTACTTACATCAAGAAAAAATATTATTAAAGAATATAAAAGAGAAGGAAGTGCAAAACGATATGCTGAAAGTATAGATGGACAAGTAAAGCAATTACCTAACGGTAACTTTATTGTTGAAAAGCAAATACCTGGAGAGATCGTAAGACAATTAGATGGCCAGGTTATGTTTTTTAAAACAAGGAAATCTGCTGAAACCTTAATATTAAAACAACAAACTTCTTTCTTGGATCCAGAAACAAATATTAATGCAGCACAAATTATTCCTGTTAATACAGCAAAAGGAAGGCGATTTATCATTGGTATGAATATAGATGAAGCCAATGCTAAGTTGATTACAAATCAAATGCATGGATCAGGATTAAAAATAAGGGAAGGCATTAATCTTAAACGAAGCCCTAGAATAAAAAACCAAGACAAAAAATCTATAAACAATGTTTTGTATGATGAAGATTCACAAATCGCTATGGCAGATGAGCTAGTCAAATATACAGAACAAGAACCTGTAGAAAAAAATATTGTAGATCTTGATGAGCGCTATACCCCAGAAAATATTGAAGCAGATATTGCAAAAGATATTGAAACTATTGGTAATGATTATGATGTTATCTATAAAACATTAACCGATGATAAGTTTATGAATAATTCTGTATATAAAAATTATGCAGAAAACTTACAACAAATTGTAGACAATATAGATGCTTTTGAAAATGCATTGCCTAATGCTACAGCCATAGCAGTAGATGGTATATATCGTAACGATCCAGATACATTAACAAGGATGTATGAAAACTTTAAAGAAGAAACATTAGATGGTCGCAAAAAGAATCATTTAAAAAATATATATGACGAATTAAATGCTCTTGCAGATGATAGAGAGAGAAGCAATTTACTTCAAGAAGATTTAAGAATTAGGGGTTTGGAAATAGAAAATATACTCAAAGCCAATATTGCAAAAGATAAATACAATTATATTGATGGCTTTATGAAAGTATATGACATGGTTAATCGTGGCATTAAAAGTGCAACTGACCAAAACAATCCCCTTGAATATATAGAACATTTAATTGTAGGCACAAGCAAAAAGATTGAAGGATCTGGTATAAATGTAGATCAACTTAAAAAAGATTTATCTATACAAAGATCATATAAATTCAATAAAAAACTAGAAGATAATAATTTATTAGATTTGTACAGTACCTTAACGCCAGAACAAAACAAATTAGTCTATGAAGTTATACATGGGGTTAATAGAAAAATACCATTAACGAAACAGGAATTAAATGTAAGTGATGAAATATTTTCGTTAGGTAAATTACTTGCCGATGAATTTGAAATAAATAGAACAAGACTTAATAACAAGGGTGCGTCAATACCTAAGTTAGATGGGTTTGCAGGATCTATCAATTATAGAATTGGCAAGATAACAAAAGCAGGTAACGAACAATTTACCACTGATCTTCGCAATGCTTTAGATTTTGACGAACTCAATGTTAAGGCAAATGATATTGATGAATTTGTACAAAGCACTTATACATCTATTACATCTGGGGTGCGCAAAGAAACGCCTGATTATATAGATGAGCCTTTAAATAGTGTATTTCAAACAACAAGAAATTACGCCAGGGCTTTGCATAAAAACAGATTATTAGTATTCAAAAGCGCAACAGATCAATATGAATTTCTACAAAAGTATACTGAAAGCGTTTCTATTAAAGACATCATTGATAATGATATTGCTAAAACATCTAGGGCAGAATCAGTATTAAGATTGATGGGAGCAAACCCAGAATATAATTTAAAGAAGTCATTAAATATCTTACAAGAATTATATAGAGACAAGCCAGAATTATTAAAACCAATTCAAAAAGCCTTAAAAAGAGAGAGAGGCATGAAGATTGGTGTTAATGTTTTTAATTATTTAAGACAAGTTACTGGTGAATCTAGTATTCCAGAAAATCAAACGGTAGCTGATGTATTTGCTTTTTTAAGGGGACTCATATCTTTTCAAGCATTGGGTGGCGCAGGATGGACTGCTTTGAATGATGTTCCGTCTCTGCTTGCTAATCAA